CCCTATTCATAACGAGTAGGGGTTTTGTTCTTTCAACTTGCAGGAAACTTTTTGAAACATTAACATGAACACATTATGGTAGAAAATACGCGTGAATTAGTAGAAAAAGAAACAACCATAATTGAATTGCGTCATGAAGGTTATGTGTGGCGTGAGATAGCAACTATGGTGGACATGAGCATTGCTGGTGTCGTTAAGGCTTACAAGCGCGCTCTCATGCGTCACCCTGTTGCGGCAATAGATGAACACCGTGAACTGGAATTAGATCGCTTGGATAATTTGCAACGCACTTACTGGCAACCTGCGGTAAACGGTAATTTACGAGCGGCAGATTTTGTTCTACGCGTAATTGATAAGCGCTCAAAGTTACTGGGATTAGATGCACCAATGAAGGTACAAGCAGAGGTGGTTACTTATGACGGATCAGACCTGGACAGAGAAGTTGAGCGAGTCGCAAGACTTATTGAAGCCGCAACAGTTGGAGGCATTGCAACCATCACAGAACTCACGGATCAAGGCGAGCCGTTGGGTATGGAAGAACAAACTGGCGCGGAAGGAACAACTACCGCCTGAAGGTGATTGGAACATTTGGCTTGCAATGGCAGGCCGTGGATTTGGCAAAACAAGATTAGGGGCTGAAGAAATAGCCTGGCAAGCAATCCTTCAACCCGCTACGCGCTGGGCTGTTGTTGCTCCTACCTTCTCAGATGCTAGAGATACCTGCGCAGAGGGTGAGTCAGGCATTGTTGCCATCTTACAGCGTTATCAAATGCTTCAGAATTACAACCGTTCTATTGGTGAGATCCTGCTCAAGAACGGTAGCCGTATAAAGTTATTCAGCGCAGATAACCCTGAACGCTTTAGAGGCCCACAACATCATGGGGCTTGGTGTGATGAGTTAGGTGCATGGCGCTATCAAGATGCCTGGGATCAATTGCAATTTGGCTTACGCCTAGGTAAGAAGCCGCGTGTAATTGTTACTACTACACCGCGCTCTACGGCTTTGATACGCATGCTTGCAGGGCGTACAGATGGCTCAGTAGTTATTACTAGGGGATCTACATTTGATAACGCTAAGAACTTAGCCCCTAGTGCATTGATGGAGTTACAAGCCCGCTACAACGGCACACGGATAGGTAGGCAGGAACTCTATGGAGAAATTCTTGATGATGTTGAAGGCGCATTGTGGACTAGGGGCTTAATTGACCGCACACGCATTGCAACAACCCCCACTATGGCCCGCATTGTTGTAAGCGTTGATCCTGCTGTAACTAACTCAGAGAAGTCAGATGAAACAGGCATTGTTGTAGTGGGATCTACGGCTGACGGGCAAGGCTATGTATTAGGTGACTACTCATTTAGAGGATCACCGTTGCAGTGGGCTACAAAGGCAGTAGAACTGTTTGACTCATACAAGGCTGATGCTGTTTTGGTTGAAGTAAACCAAGGCGGTGACATGGTGGGCGCAGTGCTAAAGCAAGTACGGCCTACCTTGCCAATTAGAGAAGTGCGAGCGCACATAGGTAAGAAACTCAGAGCAGAGCCAGTAGCGGCTATGTATGAGCAGGGCCGTATTCACCACATAGGAGAGTTTGCAGAGTTAGAAGATCAGATGTGTACCTGGACTGTTGATGAACCAAACTCACCTGACCGCATTGATGCAATGGTGCAGGGTTTTAGTGATTTGTTAGGAAAAGTTACAGTCAGTAATTACTTTAACGCTATTGCTAATCATTGCCCTAAGTGTGGGTTGCCAATGCCTAAATCATTTACACATTGTTCAGCGTGTAGAAGCGCTATGATTGTGACAAATTCTGAGGTGGCACAAGGAGCGTAATGGCTGACAATTACAACACAATAATTGATCAAGGCGCTGATTGGTTTCGCAATTTCTTGTACACACAGCCCGCAGTTATTACTAATGCAGTAGGCAATGGTACAACTGTCACATACACCGCAGAAAATGGATTTAGCGCAGGACAGACTGTTTACATTGAAGGCATTTTGCCTAGCCAATACAACTTAGGCAATGTAACAATTGCTTCACGCACTTCAACGCAATTTACAGTTACAAATGCGGCTACTGGTTTGTACATTCAAGGCGGAGACGCATTAAGTGCGGTGGACATTACAGGCTACACAGCCCGCATGCAGTTGCGCTCGCTACCTAATGACACCATTGCAGTTTTAACGCTTACAGAGACAAGTGGTATTACAATTGATGGGCCTAGCGGAACTCTTGCAGTTCGCGCAACAGCACAACAAACAGGCGCAATAATTGCAGGCCCTTATTATTATGATTTAGAGATAACATCACCTCTTGGTGTGAAAACACGCATTGTTCAGGGTGAATTAAATGTAAACGCAGAGGTGACAAGATGACATACAACCCAAATAACTTTTTGAACAATCCAAACCCTGTTGGAACTCCCAATGTCATTGTTGTTACACCTGGCCCTATGGGGCAACAAGGCGTTCAAGGTATTCAAGGTACTTCAGGCTTTTTTTCTGCTCAGGGAACTCAAGGAACACAGGGTTTACAAGGCGGCGGATTTAACCAGGCACAAGGAACACAAGGCATAACAGGTACACAAGGTTTAACTGGTATTCAGGGTACAAATGGTTTGCAAGGCGTACAAGGCGCGCAAGGCACAACAGGTATTCAAGGTGAGACTGGTATTCAAGGTGCATTTGGCGTACAAGGAATTAACGGAACACAAGGCACATCAGGAGCGCAGGGAACTACTGGTGTGCAGGGTGCAACTGGTACACAAGGTTTAGTTGGAGTACAAGGAACTAACGGTGCGCAAGGTATTACAGGCGCACAAGGAGCAACTGGTACACAGGGCTTGCTTGGTATTCAAGGTTCTATTGGTGCGCAAGGCACAAGTGGCACAACTGGAACACAAGGCGCGACTGGTACACAGGGAGCAACAGGAATTCAAGGCACACAGGGAACGCAGGGTGTGCAGGGCTTACTTGGTAATGTTGGAAATCCTGGAACACAAGGAACAACAGGATCTCAGGGTTTAACTGGATCTCAAGGCGCTGTTGGCGATACTGGTTCACAGGGAACAACAGGAGCGCAAGGTGTTCAAGGTACAACTGGCGTACAAGGTTTAATAGGTGCGCAAGGAACACAAGGAATTCAGGGTCATGATGGAACACAGGGATTAACTGGCGTTCAAGGAGCAACTGGCGCACAAGGAACAACAGGCGCTCAAGGAATTGATGGAATACAAGGTCTAACAGGTGTTCAAGGATCAACAGGTGCGCAGGGTTTAACTGGCTTACAAGGCACAACTGGCTCTCAAGGACTTGATGGAATTCAGGGAACTGTTGGAGCGCAGGGAACTCAAGGCGTACAAGGAACTACTGGTAGCCAAGGTGTTCAGGGCTTAAATGGTATTCAGGGTGTTCAGGGTAATACTGGTGCAAGTGGTACATCATCATCTATTTTTGAGTATCAAGCAGACTCTACAACTCAAACACCTGTACCTGCCGCTGGCAGAATTATTTGGAATAACGCTACACAAATTTCTGCAACAAACATTTACATTTCTCATTTAACAGATTTCAATGTGGACATTGATTTTCTATTAGCAAACATTAAAGATAATGACATTTTCTTTATTCAAGATAGAACTGACTCTAACAATTATCAAGAGTGGGAAGTAAACGGCACACCTACATCTGTTACTAACAGTTATTTCACTTTTCCTGTAACACTTCTTGCATCAGGCGGAACAGGCACAACAAACTTTGCTAATAATCACAACCTTTCTCTTATTACGCAGAGCGTTGGTATTCAAGGAGTTACGGGTGCGCAGGGTACGACAGGAGCGCAGGGAACTCAGGGCTTGCAGGGTGTTCAGGGAACTGAAGGCTTGCAGGGTACGACTGGAACTCAAGGACTTGTTGGCGCGCAGGGTCAAACTGGCGCACAAGGCGTTGAAGGTTTGCAAGGTACTCAAGGAGTTCAAGGTGTTACTGGATCACAAGGACAAACTGGATCACAAGGTTTAGACGGTATTCAGGGAACTACTGGCGCTCAAGGTTTAGAGGGAATTCAAGGCCATGATGGAACGCAAGGTACAACTGGTGCGCAGGGCTTAGAAGGGTTGCAAGGAACTCAAGGAACTGAAGGGTTGCAAGGAGTTATTGGTAGCCAGGGAACTAACGGCACACAAGGCACACAAGGAACTCAAGGACTTGAGGGATTGCAAGGTGTTACTGGATCTCAAGGTACTGAAGGATTAAATGGTGCGCAGGGTACAACTGGTACTCAAGGTATTAATGGAATTCAAGGTATTGAAGGACTGCAAGGAATTACTGGTACGCAAGGTGTTCAGGGGCTTGAGGGAATTCAGGGAACAACTGGATCTCAGGGGCTTGATGGTATTCAGGGCATTACTGGAACTCAGGGCTTAACTGGTTCACAAGGAACTACTGGTGAGACTGGTGTTCAGGGAACGCAGGGTACAACAGGTACTCAGGGTGCTACTGGAACTCAGGGAACAACAGGTAGTCAAGGAACTGAAGGTACTCAAGGTGTACAAGGCACAACTGGACTTCAGGGATTAACTGGAACACAAGGTTTGCAAGGTGTTTTGGGTACACAAGGAACTACTGGATCACTTCCAACAGTTACATTTAACGCGCAATCAATTGCTTACACATTAGTTGCGGGAGATGTAAATAAATGGGTTACACAAAGCGGTACAGCAAACATCACTGTTCCTTCAGGAGTATTTAGCACTGGACAAGTTATTTATGTACAGCGTATTGGTGCAGGTGCGGTGTCTATCGTTGCGAGCGGTGTAACTTTTACATCAAATGGATCTGCAAGTCCTGTATTGCGCGCTCAGTACAGTTCTGCATCAATTCTTTGTACTGGAACAAACACCTTTACAATTGTTGGAGACATTACCTAACCCACAACATGCCAACATCAGCCGTTGGCCGTAGGTTTGCAACTTTCCAACCGCCCTCAATCCACTCATCTGATGTGAGTTGATGCCAGGCTAATAACTGATTAGCGTTGTTAGATTGCATGTTGGCCCAGTCATCAGGTGCTTGTAGATGGTTCA